GAGCTATATCTTTTTTTCATCTTGTTTCCTCCTATTCGCTTCTTGTTGTCTTACTGCCTTTATCCAGCATGTATATGAACAGTAGTATGTCTTTTTGTTTTTCTGCCTAACTCTTATCTTCCAAGCGTAGTTATCCCAGCACCCATGGAAAAACATTTTCCCACAGGCACACTTCTTATCAGGAAGTCGGGTATATACTACAATTTCTTCTTCGTTCATGTGATCACGTCCTCTTTATTGAAATCCTTTACATGTATGACATTTATGAAGTTACCTTCTAGTATATCCTTAGCCATATCCGATATTACTTGCGCCCTACCATATATAACTTGGGAAATACCCGCAGCCACGATCGCTCTAGCACAGTTTTCACAAGGATATCGGGTAACATATATTGTCGCCCCGTTTAAGTTGCAGCCAGCCCCACAGATAGCCTCTATTTCTGAGTGTACCGCCCTGCAATCATCTGGGTTTCTGTGTCTTTTATCATTTTCCCCATAACACTCTACTCTCCAGCATCCTTTGGTTTTACACATGTCTCCATCTGTTTTGTTAGAACCTCTTGCTATAAACTTTCCACCACTGCTCACTATTATAGAACCCACTTGTACCTTTATACATCCGGAATGTACTTTAGCCAGTTGATAAGCACCTTCTAACCACATTAACATCGTTTCTTTATCAGGGTTGTGCATAGTTTCATCTCCTATCTATATAGTCTTAATACACGTTTAGGATCTTCATTTATGCGAACATACTTGTCATACTCACAGAAGCAGTTCTGTATGTCATGTAGTATTGTGTCACTAAACTCTGGATAAGCTTCTACTAGGTTGTCACGTACCTCTATGAGTAGGCTGTTAAATTCAACAGGGCGAAATGATTGTGTTAATGGGCGTCCTAAGAATCTGTTAAGCCCACGAGTACTTCCAGGACCAATTGCTGCAAAGGTATAAAGGTCACTAGCCTCCATCAGTTCTGGTAAATAGTACGTCCAGTCTATAGTGATTTGTCCCGCCATAAAGGTTCCGATATTCATGTACTTAGATAGGGCTTCCACGTTAGCCTGAATAGAATCCGGGATAACCTTGTACTTACTTAGAGGACGTAGAGTGTTTTTGCATATGTTGTAGAGCTTATTTCCGGGAGTATTAGGACATAGTATCATGTAGGCTCCATTGTATAGCTTACCATCATAACCCTTTAAGTCATCCATGACCTGTTTAGCAGATTTAATTGGGAAGTTTAAGTGCTCCATTGATTCAATGAGATTAATGTGCCTTGCTACGATTGCGTCAAATGGGTTTCCATGTATAAACGCATTATGTATGAGCCATTCAGATACCCTGTCGTGACGACGTCTCACGTTGCAAAATCTGTACTTCTGAAGCGCTGGGTCATTGGTCCAAGGTGCAGGTAATCCTCTAAGCCTTTTCTTCCTTATCTTTTCTCTTTCCTTGCAAAAACTGTAGAAATCTAACATTAACTTTCACCCCTTCTTATCTTTGGCTTTAATACTTTGGGGTTGCTTGTATCATAGTCCCTTGGGTTTATTGTGGTTAGTGCTCTCATACCCAATGGAACACCTACCATTTCCACTTGAGTGGCTAACAAAGTGCTAAGTTCAAAGGTTTTCTTACAGTGCTCTTCCCATATCAATTTTATAGGCAGCCTTTCGTCACTATCTACCCCATCTATCCAGTTACTTCCACGCAGTACTCTCAAACTTTGTTCCAGTTCAAAAAGCTTTTGTTTCAACTCGTTGTACTGTAGTATTATTTCACCAATAAACATAAACTATTCCTCCTCTACACCCCAGAATTTATCCCATTCCGGATGGTTACTGTCAAACGGCGTTGCCTTGGGTTTACTAGGAACTCTCTTTTTGGGTTTACATGGGGTGATATCGTCATAGGACATGTACCCTGTACCCTCTTGGCAAAAACATCCCCTAGATCTATGTATGCAGTTCTTACAAAATGTGTATTTATCAAAGTCTGAAGGTTGAATGTTATCAATAGGGAAAACTTCCGGTTTACCCGCTGCGTATTTAGGGCATACTTTGGATTCCTCTGTCTGCCAGTGTTCACCATCCTGCCATTCTACATGTTTGCAATAACATCCGGATAAGGTACAAAATATCTTGGGTGCAAACACTGATTTGTCATGCTTGTACGCATTTACACATTTCAAAATTGGTGGCTTTATTGCCATATCACATTCCTCCTTAGATTAACATGGTCTTGTGGAAACTACTCTTTCATGGTACTTTTTAGCGGGTGAGGATTTAGTGTAAATCTCACGGCTGTCTGCTCTGGTGTTTGAAGTTTTTATAGGTGTCTTTGGAACTGGACTAGGTGTAACAAAGTATGTAGAATATGTAGAAATACAAAGTACGTTGCAGCCTTCAGCAAGTAAATCAAATAGTACACTAAGTTTTGCCTCCATAGCTGAGAAAGCTTTCAATGTGCGAGAACCATGCTGCCAATTATCCTGATTCATCCTTTTTGTGTATGTAACTTTAAATTTCTGCTCCATACTAACACATCCTCTCTTATTCGTGAAGTTTTTCCAGCATTTTTACGAACTCTACAGGGCTTATTTCGGTGTCATATGTAGAAAGCAAGTACCCTATGTGTTTGTTAGCCTCTTGTCTGTACTCTTTAGATGTGTTTGGATTATCCATTATGGAATATAATGTTTGGAGTTGAACTGTCATGTTACCCTCTCCTTTCTCGTGGGTGTTTTGGTTAACCTTGTGAAGTCTATAATACAATGCCAGTACCAGCAACACGGGTGAAAATATAATTGCAACAAGTATGATATAGACTAGTAATATCACCTCCACTCAGCTCCCTTATCTGTAGTCAATAAAATCCTTTATCATAACAATAATGTAAACTACTACAGTTGTTGCTATAGATGTCAAGTAGGTGTAAAACCATATTTCCGTTAAAACTCTCATTATACATGCGCCTCCTATAAGTTATTGTCCCTTATGTACACACCATAGGCGTCATTAAGTATATTGTCTAGTGTTAACCAGTTGTTAAGTTTACAGTACTTGAGAAGCCTTGGGTGACACTGGGTTATCCTGTCTTTGTTGCCAGAGTTTATCATCTTAGCTACATACAATCTAGTCACCATTATCACCCCCGCTTTACCTTAAATCTATAAATCCGCTTTCATCTTTGCTGTCATATAACAATGCTGCGGTTTTCTTGCCTACATAGGTTGCTATCTGGTGTATGTGTACTTTAGCAAGTAGAGGAAATATAACCCTCAAATTACTGATTGCGTCCTGCTTCGCTGTAGACCTAGCAGCTTTCTTTCGGATAATGTTCTTCTTAAATATGTTCATATTACTACCTCCTCAATGTTCTTTGAAAACCCACCACACTATCACAAGTATGGCTTCAAAGTATAGTAGCACAAGTAAATATCTGTACAAAATTTCGGTGTCGTTCATAATGCCCTCCATTTGGTCTTATCAATACACGCCTGACGTGTAGACGCCCTGAGGCGTTTCGACCTGTGTTACCAACCCGCTTTTCTTGCTGCTGTACCCAGTTTATCCACCACCGCCAATACTTTGTCCATATGGTCATTGGGTACTTTGTTAGGAGGTAAGGTTAACATCCTGTTCGCTTCCCTTGCGTGTTCCTTCATCTCCGGTGTCCCACTTCTCATTGCTTCCTTAATAAATTTCAAATCCATATATGTACCCTCCTTAAAATTTACGGTTACAGGTTATAGTATATCCAAGCTTGTACTATTTATACTTCTGGTCCTTTGCGCACTGGTTGAGTTGATTTGCTACGCTTTGAGCGGCTGCTTGCGATTGATTGCCACCAGTTACCACAATATATTTCCCACCTGATTTTGCCACTGTATAAATATTTCCGTTTGCCATAATAAATTCCTCCTCAAATTTTAGTTTTTAACGCTGTTAAATTCTGCCTTAATAACATCAGGAGTTATCTCTAAGCAGTAGTTGTTCACTGTACATTTAATCATTATACACAACACCTCTTTAGTTTACTATTTATCCAAGCTATATCATCATTAGTGAGTTCTAAGTGTTTAAAAGTAAGGGAGCTATCTGCTTTCTGTTCATTGTACATTGCTTTTCCAACTATGTTTCTTGGTCCCAACCTAGCACAGCCTTCATTATCAATAACCTTTATAAACCCTCTGCACTGTAACATTTTTAACATCTCCTTAAAATTTGTTTTATATAGTACGAACACGTTATTTTTACTAATTACACCGTTTGGACACGTCTACTTTTTAGTGAGTGGCTTGTACTAATTTCGGGTCGTGCTGCATAAATAATTTCAGTGTGTAGTGTGCGTTTGCTTAACCCTTAATTTAACTATACTCTCATTTTGTCAGAAATGCAAGCTTTATTTTTAACTCTTTTTTAGGAGTGTTTTAGGGTGTTTGGGAGCAGCCTATAGAGCCAATTTCTACGAGGATGAATTTTTGTGCGTGGGGTGGTGTGTTTATATTATTTAGGGGTAAAATTTAAGAGGTGGATCGCTGAGGCTAAAAATTAAGGGTGTGTGAAAATATGTCCTTTTTTAAAAATTGTAAGTGTCGGATTTTGCGGCGGTCGTAAAATTTTAGGGGTGTAATTTTTGGGTGTAAAAATTTTTAGCAGCAAAATCTCAAATTTTTTAACTGGGGCTAAAATTTTAGTTTACTCATAGCAAAAATTTTGTATAAAAAATATTAGGTGTTTTTAAAAAATTGGGGCTTGGAGTAAAACCTAAAAAAATACCAGTTTTTGACGAAAAATACCACTTTTTGAAAATGGGCATGTAGACTCTTTGGGTAAATGATAGACCAGAATAAAAGTTGCACCAGTTTTTGAAAAGTGGTTTGAAACGGTATTAAACACAGGATGTGGATAGCATAGTTACACCAGTTTTTGTTTCAAAAAGTGGTAGGGTTTAAGTCGTTTATTGTAAGGAAGGGGATAATATTACATACCACTTTTTATATATATATTTTAAAGTTATATGTATAGAAATAATAGTAATAGAAATAGTAATAATATATTACACATATAAGCAATAGGGCAAGTCCAAAAACTGGTGCAAAATACAAGTGACATCGTGTGGATAAAGAGTGTAGGACTCGTTTTGAAAAAGTGGTATGTAAAAATTTTACATTAGGTCGTAGCTCCCTAGATCGTCCTCGACCAAAACGTGCCATTTTTTGTTTCTAAAAACTGGTCAAAAACTGGTATTTTACCACTTTTTCATTTTACAAAAAACTGTAGATCCCTATTTTACATTCGTTAAAAACAAGTTTGCAGTTAGTTGTTTTGTTTTTCGGGTTAAATCATCACTGAGTAAAACTCAAAAATTGTAAAATCGGGCTTCTGTGTTGGTGCGTTATTTGGGTTATTTTATTCTTTTGGAGGGTTTAGATTTACTCCAAAAAGTAAGGAATGTATTATAGCCATTTTACGAAAAAAGTTGTAGTGTTAGTGTATAAGGCAACGTCGGTCGTGGAAAATATTTTTATGGTTTGAACTAACGGCTGCCTAATTTACTCCCTACTAAAAATAGCATCTATACTTATTCCTTTAATTTAAACGATAGGCTTTAAAATGTGTTTAGTTATTACTTTGGCATTTACTAAGGTTTAAGTCTTGTTGACGTTTAAAATTAGGTCATGTCTGTAGTGGTGTAAATATGTAAATGCAGTTAGGGCAAAATGTTAAGTACAAAGTAAAGGAGGGAATTGGAGTGGCAGAAGGAAGACAAGAGATGTATTTAAAGAAGGTTGCGAACAAACTTGAATTAATAGAAGGTTGGGCTCGCACAGGACAAACAAATTTAGAAATATCTAGAAACCTCGGCATCTCCGTTCCTACACTTGAAAAGTATATTGCAAAATATGAGGGTTTAGCGGATGCGATACTTATGGGTAGAGAGGGCGCTGAGGTACTTGTGGAAAATGCGCTGTTTAAAAAAGCCATCGGGTATCAATATAGGGAGGTAACAAGGGAAAGAGTTAAAGTTTATGAGGAAAATGATCAAGGTAAGATGGCGTGGAATGGTGAATACAAGGTTTCAAAAACTAGGGAGGTAGTTAGGAGCGTTGCAGCGGATACGGCTGCTATTATCTACTGGTTAGAGCACAGAGTACCAAAGCGCTGGAAACACGTGATAGAGCAGACAGAAAATGAGCCTATTGAAATTGTAATAAAGCGCAAGGATGGACAAGTTACTACAGTTGATCTAAATGAGGAAGAGATTTAAAATGGCTTCATACTATAGAGTCTAAATTTAAAGGTTAGGTTTTAAATGTGTTTAGTTATTAGTTAGTAACAAAAATACAACACAGGACACGTCATCGGTCAAATTATGGCGCTACAAATGGGGTGTTAATGTGCAAATACAAAAAGAAGTAAACCCACACTTTGAAGATTTTCTTTTTAATTGGCAGCAGCCAACTCAACTACTGGTTGGGGGATATGGCAGCAGCAAGAGTTATCATGTAGCTCTTAAAGTTGTTCTTAAGTTGTTAGCAGAAAAGAGAAAAGCTCTCGTAGTTAGGGAAGTATACGCAACGATCCGGGAAAGCTGCTACGATCTATTGGTTGAAATAATTAATGAGTTGGGTATAGAGGGCAATGTGAAAGCTACAACAAGCCCTATGATGATAACTTTCAGTAATGGGTCCAAGATAATATTTAAGGGTATGGACAAGCCCGTCAAACTTAAATCTATTAACGGTGTTACTATCCTATGGTTAGAGGAAGCCCCTGAAATAAAGTATTCTGGGTTCAAAGAACTGCGTGGTAGGTTAAGACATCCCTCTTTGCAACTTTACACTCTTATATCTGCAAATCCTGCTCCAAAGAATAATTGGCTATATAAGCACTTCTTTAGTGACCCATTGATGGGGAGGTTTGTGCTAGATGATGAAATCTTATATAAGGAACGTTGTTTGGTTATTGGTAAAGTGCTATACCATCACAGCGTGGCCGATGATAATCTATTTCTGCCTATCTCGTACATAGAACAGCTAGAGGAAATGAAAGAGTACGATCCAGATCTTTACAGGATAGCTAGACATGGTAGATTTGGGGTTAACGGAATTACTGTACTTCCTCAATTTGAGGTTATGGCGCATGAAATGGTTATGGAAAGATCAAGGCATGTTCCTTATAGCATGAAAAGAGCTGGTATGGACTTCGGTTTCGTTACTAGTTATAACGCATTGGTAAGGATAGCCATTGACCACGAAGAAAGAACACTTTACATATACAGCGAATACTACAAGAATAAAACAACGGATGATAAGACAGCTGAAGAGATAGCGGAATTTGCTAGAACTGGTGAGTGCATACGTGCAGATAGTGCAGAGCCTAAAACAATACAATATTACAAGCAACAAGGCTTTAACATGAAGCCAGCACTAAAGTTCCCGGGATCTAGGCTTCAGTACACAAAGAAAGTTAAGCGTTTTAAACACATATATTGCTCTGATGAGTGTGTACATGTTATCCAAGAGCTAAAAGAGTTAACTTATCTAATAGACAAGGATGGCAACATAGTTGAAGATGAGTTTAACATTGATCCCCATACGTTTTCGGCTATTTGGTATGCTCTAGATGGCTACGAGGTAAGTGATATAAAACTTGGAAGTTCAGTAAATGTTAGATTATAGGAGGTTTGTATGAAAATTGATATCTTAGGAGCAAAGTACACCCTAGTAATGGACAAGAGTGGCACAAACCCAAGACTTGAGGAAGCCGCTGGTTATTGTGATGTACACGCTAAGAAAATTGTAGTGCAATCCTTGTATGAGGAAGATGTAATGAACAGCGATAGGATGGATATGTATGTTTCAAAGGTAGTACGGCACGAGGTATTTCATGCAGTGCTCCATGAGTGTGGCTTGGATAAATACTCTGTGGATGAAACCCTTGTGGATTGTTTAGCTATACAGCTTCCAAAGATAGTGGAAATCCTAAATAAGATAGGAGGAAAGAAATAATGCTAACAGATTTAAGTTTCTTAAAAATAGGCAGCGTGTTTCCCCCAGAAGACAAGGATTGCTGTGAAAGGCTTAAACGCTACGCCATAAACAGAAAGATATTTGAGGGTAAACATGCGGATGTATATGAACATCAGTTTAAAAGGATAGAGCGTGTTATTGGCAACTTTGGGGATGTAATAAGTTATCCAATAATCATGAACTATCAAAAGCTTATATCCCTAAAGGTTGCGGATATGTTGTTTGGTGAATTCCCTAGTATAACAGCTGGAGAGGATGATTCCCCTGAGTACAACAGCATAGAGCAAATGATTGAAAATAGCGACTTGATAAATACGCTTTATGAAAGCGCCATTGATGTTTCAAGATACGGTGATGGCATACTGTATGTCTATTTGGATGATGGTAAGGGCTGCATTGATGTTTCTCAGCCGAGTATGTGGTTCCCTGTAGTATCTATGGATAACATGAAGAAAGTTTTGTACCATGTTTTAGGCTGGATGTATGAAATAGGCGAGGACAAGTATGTTAAGTTCCAAGTACATGAAAAAGGTTCATATGAAGAGATTGTGTACAAGCTAGACGGAAGTAAAATAGGTAAAATGTGTCTTGTTAAACTTATTAGTACTAACAGCATAACAACAGGGCTTGACGATTTTGCTATTGTACACGTGCCAAACATAATGACCAGTGACAGATGTACAGGGCTAGATGATTACACTGATATAGATAGTATTATTTCAGAGCTGCTGATAAGAGTAGGTCAGATATCTAGAGTACTGGATAAACATGCTGCACCGAGTGTATCTGGACCCAGTACAGCACTTGAGAAAGACCCAACCAGTGGAGAATGGAAGCTCAAAATGGGTAACTATTTTCCAAGAGATTCTGCCGATGAGCCTACTGTAGAGTATGTGACATGGGATGGTCAGTTGGAGTCCAGCTTCAAGCAAATAGAGGTTCTTATCAACGCCCTATACATAATTAGTGAAATGGGCGCTATCTTATTGGGTGACACGGATAAGATGGGAAATGCTGTTAGTGGTACAGCTCTTAGACTTAAGATGATGAGCCCGCTGGCAAAGGTTAAAAGGATAGCAATGAGATACACTCCTGCAATTAAGAAAGCACTTAAACTGTGTAGCCAGCTTGGAGGAGAGGGTATTGTTGATATATCTGCTAGTGATATCAGCATAACTTGGCAAGATGGTATTCCTAATGATAATGTAGAGACAGCTAACATCATGAATGTAAGGACTGGAGCAAAGGCTACAATGAGCGTTAAGAGGGCGCTTATGATGTATGATGGAATGTCTAGTGATGATGCTGATACAGAACTTGGCTTAATACAGGATGAGGATGCTATGGCAAATCCTATGATGGATATAGGCGCAGGAATTGGAGTAGCTGCAAAGGATACAGGAAAAGCAAAGGATAAGAGTGGAGGTGCTGATTAATGGCTGAGCCTTTAGTACCTAAATACATAACAGACCTATCTGACGTATACATAGAGGCACAGATAAGATTAATTAAGGGTATACAACAAGGTAAAGAAAAGGGAAATGCTATAGCCTATCAAGAGGCGCAGCTTAAACAGGTGGAAGCAGAAATTAGAAGACTTAACCAGCTGTCCGTTGAATGGGTAAGAGGCACTATTCCAGATGAATATAAGAAAAGCGTTAAGGCTGCAATAAAAGCTATAGGAGAAGACGGTACTGCGGAAGCAGCTACTAGATTTTCTAAAATGCACACACGGGCAATTAATAACCTCGTAGAAAACACGTCTGACAGTCTCGTCAGTGCAAATAACTTTGTCGGGCGGCAAATTACCGACATAATTAGAATGGAGACGTTAAAAGCCGTTCAGCAAAAGCTGGCTACGGGTGGCACGGTAAAGGAACTAAAAAATGATATAATGAATAGGCTCATAAGTTCTAACGGAACTGGAGTAAAGACAAAAAATGGCAGAATGATAAACATGCAAAGCTACGCTGAGATGGTTGCACGTACTTCCACAAGGGAAGCAACTAACAGAGCATTACTAAACCAGTTAACCGCATCTGGACGTGATCTAGCTAAGATGTCACATCATGCCAGCGCTTGCAGCGTGTGTTCCCCGCTTGAAGGTAGGGTGTACAGTATATCCGGTACGAGTAAAGACTTCCCTCCATTGGGTAAAGCCTTTTCGGGTATATATGCAAACATCCACCCAAACTGTAGACATGTACTAGTCCCTTATATTAGAGGGCTTGCTGATGATCCTGAGGGTGATATGGCATTTAGCAATAGACCTTTTGATATAGACACTAGGACACAGGATAACATAGATAAATACAATGCTAGGCAGGAAGAGAAATCTGATAGGCTGCGGGATAGAAAGCAGTATGAGCGATATAGAATGGTAATGCCTAATGACGTGCCTAAAAGCTTTTCAGGTTTTAGGGCTATGAAAAAGGCTAACAGTGATAAGTTTCAAGAGTTGGACAGCACCTATCGCAGCATAAGAGCAAAGTATGGCGCCGACACAGCTGCTGAAATAGATAAGGTTGTACACCCTCTTCCATTCGTTACATTAAATAGGGTTGCACCTACTAACACGGTGAAAGAATTAGTGTCTGAGGCTCCCGATGCTGCATTTAAAAAGCTGGCTGCTAAACATAGCAATGTTACAGACATGTGGATGGATTTAACTCCTAAACAACAAGTAGAATTTTCTAACTACCTAAAGGAAAACGGTATGAAGAGAGCTGAGTACTTTGACAAGTATAAAAAGGCTGAGCCCGTGGTAACTGCACCCGTTAAACCAGTTGAAAAGGCTAAGGAAGTTAAACAGGCTAAACCTAAAAAGCCCGTAGCCATAGTTAAGGATGATACAGCTAGGGGTCATTTAGAACAGGAAGCAGTTATAAAAACAGCTGGGGCAACTTACTCTGATAAGATGTCCAACTTCATACAAAAGGATTTAGGGGTATCTAAGGAAAGGGCTGAAGCATACCAAGAAGCGATAAGAGGATTTGCTGGTAGTGAATACAGGGAAATGCGAATCGCTTCCATTAAGGGTGTAAACGTAACAGATACTCATAAAAGGATGGCTAAGAACATGGATGAGTTTATTGAAAACAGTCCTAAGTTCAAGGGTGAAGTACATAGGGGTATGAGAGTTAGTCAGGCAGACATTGCATCCTTTACGGAGGGCGCCACCATAGATATGAAGGGTATGAGTTCTTGGACAAGTGATAAAAAGATAGCTACAGAGTTCGCCAAGGGTGATGAGGGTCATGCTGTTATCATGCATGTAACCAATAAAACGGGCGCAAGTATAACCCACCTTAGTTCCCTCCCTTATCAACGTGAGGTTGTATCCCCTTCTACCACTAAGTACGGGGTATTAAGATCAGAGAAAAAAGGAAACACAGTACATGTTTACTTAGAAGAAAGGTAGGCGTAAAGATGTCTAAGGAGTATACCTTAAATGAAAAATGGGAGTTTGATAGTGGTGTTATAGCCATAGAGCCCGCAAAACCTGAGGAAAGTAAGGTGATTGATGATGGGCTGCAAAAAGAAGGGAAGCAAGCCACCTAAAAAGAAATAAAATTTTAACATAAATCAGGCGCTCGTGCCGTTAAAACGAGGGAAAGAGGCTTACTATGAGTAAAGAAATATTTGGAGATCTATGGGAACAGGTTCAATCAATTAGTAAAGAAAAGGGCATCAACCTTATTGTCGACAGTAAGGAAAAGCCAGAATACATTCCTAAGAGCCGCTTTGATGAGGTTATCGGAAGTAGAAATGAACTGAAAACTCAAGCTGGAGAGTTGTCCAGTCAGTTAGAACTACTTAAGAAGTCGGCTACAGGCAATGAAGTATTTACAAAACAGATTGAAGAGCTACAAAAGAATAATAGTGACTGGGAAAACAAGTACAAATCCAGCCTATTGGAATCGTCTATTAAGATAAAGGCTGTTGTAGAAAAGGCTAAGGATGCGGGTGACTTAATGAAGTTCCTTGATACATCCAAGTTAGAAATAGCTGAAGATGGTACAGTTAAAGGTCTGGATGATCAGATAGCCAAGTTGAAGGAATCTAAGCCATATCTTTTTGATTTGGGTAAATCCAATACAGGTGCAGGAGCAAATCCCGCCAACACTACAGGAACAAAAACAGAAGAGCAGGAGCTTATTGACGCACATGATGCAGCAATGAAAGCTTCTAACATGCCTTTAGCAATCGCAATAAAGAATAAACTTGTGGCACTAAGAAACAAATAATTATAAATTGATTTGAAAGGTGGAATTTAGTATGAGTAATGTTGCAGCTGGAACGGTTTGGAATTTACCTAATTACACAGGGGAGCTATTTACATCTGATGTAATTAACACTCCTATACTCAGCGCTTTGGGTGGCTTAAATGGGGGTATGATGACTGATAACTTTGAATTCCCAGTAGATAGCCAGTACAACCACGAGACAGCGTCTCAGCCAGCTATCACAGAAACTGCATCCTTAACAGCACCAACAGCTATCTCTTATGTAAGAGCTCAATCAAAGAATGTTACACAGATATTCCACGAAAAGGTTTCTATCAGCTATGTTAGACAATCTAATCAAGGGAGAATGTCTGGTATCAACACAGCTGGTCAAGCAAACAATGTTGTAACTGAAAAGGATTTCCAAATTGCAAGAGCATTAGAGAAAATTGCTAGGGATGTAGAGTACACTGTCATAAACGGTACATACACTATCGCCACAACTGCTGGAACAGCTAACAAAACTAGAGGTCTTATTGAAGCTGGTTCACTTGTAAACACTGTCGCAGCTGGTAGCGCATACTTAACCAAAGCTTTGGTAGACGCTTTATTGCTTACAATGTTCACTAATGGTGCTATATTCAAGAATATGGCTATCCTATGTGGTGGATTCCAGAAACAACAGCTTTCTAATATTTATGGGTACGCTCCACAAGACAGAAACATCGGTGGCGTAAACGTTAAGCAAATTGAAACCGACTATGGCAACCTTGCAATATTGCCTCCTCACAGATTCTGTCCTACTGGTACAATGGGCTTCTTTGATCTTGGCGTTTGTTCTGTTGTGTTCCAGCCAGTTCCTGGGAAAGGTAACTTGTTCTATGAGGAACTTGCTAAGTCCGGTGCAAGCGAAGACGGTCAGGTATTCGGGCAAATAGGTCTAGACCATGGTCCAACCTTCATGCACGGAACAATTACTGGTCTTGCTACTTCCTAATTAACGTTAATTTGTGGATGGGGGACAATGTCCCTCTCCTAATTTTGAAAGGAGAATGTTGTTATGGCATTAGCTAAAAGCAATATAGCAGGAATTCAACCTAGAGTTAGAGACGCATTTGCACTAAGGGATAAAGCTATGGCGGGTGACCTTGTGTTCGTTGTCACTCCTGCTACTGTAGCACCTGTTCCAAGGGCAACTGCTTGGACAAGAACTGTAACTGTGTATCTTAAGACTGCTGCTGGAGAAATCCACACTTGGTTTAATAAGGCTATCACAACTGGAGTATCTATAGCAGATACATCCTCAGCGGGTACAGCAACTATCCCAGCAACAACTTTAACCTTTGTAGAGGGAAAAGCAACTGTAGTAGTGTCTGGAGACGCTCAGGCGTGGTTGAATACAGAAACTGATACTCTTACAGTAGCTCAGGCAACCATCCTAGGGTACACTGTAGCAGCTAAGACAAGCGTAGAAACGTTCACTACGTAAGGAGGGAGCAATTATGGCTAGATTTTATAATGATGTGCCTAATCAAGTGATCTGGGATGGCGCTTCAAATAAAGTTCTGTGTGTGTTTAAGGATGGCATCCTAGACACAGAGGATGAATGGACAATTAGCGTGCTAAAGGACACTTTTAAGAATGATATTGTAGAAGAATCCGTAGAGGTAGTGGAAAAGCCAAAAGTCAAGAATAAAGGGGTGGCGAAATGAGTGATGCAAGAGAACTACAGGTTATGGAAACATCATTTGGTAGGTTTGGCAGCAAAAGGATCACAACTACTGATGCCACTACCCCCACGACTGGATATAAGTTTGTGGCTATCCAAGTAACTGAGGACGCTATATTCAACGCACTTGTGGGTAATATGGTAAATCCAACGGGATTATCCTTGGGTGCTGGAACTATAATCTATGGACTATTCACCAGCATCACTCTGACCTCTGGTAAAGTCATCGCTTATATGGGGGTGTAGATTATGCCTAACTTGGGCTTGGGCTTGGGTCTTAATACATCCAACGCCCCTAGTGTTTTATTACCAAGAGACGTTCCTGGGAATGTGTTGTCATTAGTTGCTAAGAAAGCTAATAAGGGTCAGAACCCAATAGTTACAGGGGCAACGGCTACCAAAGTATTTAGTGACCAAAGCAAAATTAGGAATAGTATAAGTTATAGTAATATAGCGCCTAATGGAAACTTTGTTGACACTTCGAATTATACCACCATAGGTAGTGGGTTTGCATGGAGTGTGTTGAATAACGAAGGTATCATAACCAATCTTAGCTCAAGTGGTTCTGGATTTAAACTATACACTGCTCCACAATTTTCAGTTATATTAGGTCATAAATATTATGCTAGAGAATGGATGAAAAGCAATTCAAGTTCAGATGGGATTGCGACAACTGCACCTGTATATGGAGCATTTTCCAAAAATCATAGTGGCAGTGGAAATTATGAATTACTATCATTAATAGCTACTGCAACGGCTACTGGTACAGATTCCATCAGGGTTTTAAACACTACTAGAACGGGAGATATTTCAGCAAATCCAGTAAAAATAAAAGAGTTTATGTCTTTTGACTTAACAGCACTTGGACTAGACCACCTATCACTAACTCAATGTGATGAACTATTCTCATTCACTGCAACATCGTCAACTACAAGTATGGCTAATGATGTAACTATAAACAATACCATAAGTTCAGTTGGTAGTGGATTCAACAAGGTTGGAGTAGTTAATGATAAAGGTACAAGTGTCCAGTATACAAACTTTGTAACTAATCCAAACTTTGTGGGTACTACGGGATGGACTAACTTGGGAACCGCTTCTGTCATAGCAACTTCAGGTAATGTTCTTACAAATACGGCTAACGGTTCTGTATACTACCCAACCACTAACCAAGATACAACACTAAACGCTGTTGCGGGTAAACGTGTGTATAATAGATGTATGACTAGAGTAACCACTACAAGTTGTCTTTCTATACAAATATATGGTGCGGATACAGGTAATTTACAGTCTTACACTATTGCTAATCCTATACAGAATACTTGGTACCCTATGTCGGTTATAGCTACAATGGTCGCAAATACAGGCGTGTACAAGACAAAAATCTTACACGTTTATGCAGATGCGGCAACCTCCAATGGTAAAGTACAGGAAGTAAAAGAGTATATGACTGTTAATTTATCAGATAATACCTATGTACAAGCTTTGGAAGCTGCTCTAGGCAGAGTATTAACAGTTGATGAATGCGATAGACTATTTGCTTTCACATCTTCTACTGGAAATGTTAGGGTTGATACTCAATATGCTTTGTCTCTGGATGGTACAGATGACTACGGCTCCATGGCTAACGTATCTAGTTTGGATATTACGACAAATGAGTTTGTATTGGCTTGTACGTTTAGAGCGCCAAGTAATTCCGCAACTGGGTTTTTACTCTTTAAGGGTTTGGATTCAGGTACAAATTCACAGTATTATATGTTATTTGATACCGTTAATAAAAGGATACAACTATGTTTAAACGGCACTATATATTTGTCAACCACTAATAATTCAACATTAGAGAATGTTTGGTACAATGTTATCTTCTATAGAAATAGTTCTGGGTTAATAAGTTCTTATATCAATAAAGTGGCTAACTACACAACTACCAATAATACAGCATTAATATCACAACCTAACGTTAGAATTGGTGCTAGGTCTAATAACGTAGGAGGCACAACTCACTCTACCTATTTCAAGGGTGACATAGACACAATATCTATCTATCAACTAGCTACGCTGGATATAGCCAAAATAATTAAAGCGGAAACGAACGTAAGTAAGGATTACACGGGGGTGACGTGATGTGGGTTAAGACAACATTAGAGAAGTTCTTACAGTATGGTATCACCATAACTACCCAGAGACAGTTAGCGGATGGTGAGTACATAATGCATATGGAACTTACAGAGTATCCAGAGTTTTTACTAGACGTAAGGATGGATTTAGCCGTTAGGCTTATGTCTAAGGAACAAATGAACGAGTTACTATTATTGGAACCTGTTACAGAATAAGGAGGTGATACAATGTCTACGACAATAGTAGTTGGAACAAATAGTTACTTGTCTTTAGCTGATGCAAACACCTATGTAGGAGATAATTACATAAGTACCTCAGCGGAGTATGTTGCGTGGAACGCCTTATCTGACGCAAATAAAGAACTATTGTTGAAAAAGGCGTGTAAGAAAATAGATAGGCAGATACTACAGGGCATAAAAACACTTCCAACGCAGACATTAGAGTTCCCAAGAGCAATACGGACTGACTATTACAATGTTAACTATCCTCAGACACAACTACGATTTACAGCGGATTGGGTTGTAGAGACAGCAGTAGCACCAGCAGTAACATACGCTCAAGTGGAGGAATCCATTTCAATGCTTATTATCGGTTCTGCTGCAAATCAAAGAGCCGAACTCCAGAGGCAAGGGGTTAAAAGCTTTTCATTGGGTAATCTTTCTGAAAGCTACGGCTCAGGAAAAGTATCCAGTTATCCAAAGCTTTTAAGTACTGAAGCGACTGACCTAATTAGACATTATCTATTAGGGAGTGTGAGTATAGCATGATTGAAGCATACATGAACCAGTCGATAACTTTAAAAACTAAAACAGCCACTAATGAGTATGGGGATGACACTTACACTGAGAGCACTGTCAAGGGCAGATTTGAGTATAAGAGGCGTTCTGTAATGAGTAAAGACGGTGAGATAATAATTGCATCTGCTATGGTGTATCTAACAACCGCTATCCAACCTGATGACATGCTGTCTTTTGGCGGGGTTGACTTCTACGTAGTGGCTATAAGTTCAGTCGCAGATTTATTTGGAAGCATATCTCATTATGAAGTGGTGGTGACGTAATGGCTAATAACAACAATCTACTAGGGGTGCAGCAAGTAGTTTCCAACTTAAACCAGATGTCCGCTAAGATGAAACGTGCCGCTAGGATAGCCATAGAGGATTGTCTGCTAGATCTACAGAGTAGAGCAGTGCCTCTCGCACCCATATCTGAGGGCGGGGGTGATCTTAGAGGTAGCTGTAGTGTAGATGTTAAGATAGTGGGGGATGAAATAGTCGGGTATATTGGATTTGATACACCCTATGCCCTAAAACAGCATGAGGAACTTAACTATCAGCATCCTAGAGGGGGTCAAGCTAAGTATCTAGAGGAACCTTTTAATGCCAAGAAGGATGGCTATGAGCGTTATGTAGCTCAGGCAGTGAAGGAGGCGATTGACTAATGGGGGTATGTGAAACCATAAGAGGGCTCCTGTCAGC